TGATATTCACGGTGGTTCCCGTGAGGTTCACTTCTTTGACATACACAAGCCCCGAGTTTGCCAAATACGAATTAGTATCCGCCGCGGTCAACACCTCGCCCGTAGTAAAAGTCTTAATAGCCATAATCAATATCCTAACTTGTTGAAATCGAGCCTGCCGTAGGTTGCATTATCAAGCAGCAGGTAGTTGTTGAGGTCTTGACTACTGAAATAGAAAGTAGCCGAAGCATTATCGGGGGTACCACTCCAAGTCATGCCTTCAATCACACACTGATAAACAGTGCCACGAAAAGTAACCGACACAGTACGGCCAATAGAGCCAGCGCCGTAAGCGGGTAAAGCCCCGTTCTGCATGTTCAAGTTGCAAGTAACAGACTCAATACCGATTAGAGGGTTTTTGTAAGTCGAAAGTAGATACTGGGCGTAATCAAGTGCCTGTGAAGTTGTCTTATTAAGCGTATTAACTTGGTAACTACGGTACGGAATAGAGCCAGTTTGTACCGTTTGAGTTGCTAAACCATCAGGCGAAACGCTGACTTGTGTGTAGTAGTTATCCGCATAACTAGAAAACTTTATCTGGCTGTATGGATGGTTAGAAAAGTTATTAGTGGTGTCGCTGAAGTTTCCTGAATCACCGGGGAACTTGTAGTACTGGTTCACAGGATAAATGGCGTCACCAATGTCTTGAATACGCCCATTCATTGTTAGGACTGTGCGGTTAATCCAATCGCCCCAAGTGCCACTAATCGTGGTGGCAGGCATTTGAGTGAAATATCCGTACTGGCTATTACCAACCGCTAGAAGTCCTGTTTCATTTGACGCCCTATTTAATTGGCTGCCGTAAGTGTCGGCGGGCATTGCGTAATTATTGCCCTGTAAACGGCCCCAAGCCGCCAAGTTGCTTTCAAGCGAAAGCGTTACATAATCGGCATTGCCCACACCGCCTGCATACGGGATTCCATAACTCACATTGGCATCAGTAATTTTGCCTATAAAAAAAGTGCCAAAACTTCCCGAACCTAAACGAATTAAAACACTTACCCAAGTACCAGTAACCCAGTAAGGATTGGGCGAGGCATAACCAGTGGGGTAGCGAAGCGACACCGAACCAGTGTTGGCGCTGTACTGGTCTAACTGACGATGCCGACCCATGTTCAGCGTGACCGATTGCAAGTTAGTGGCGGTCTCGGTCATGGTCGCATAAGTCGCGCCGTACATTAACTTATATTCGACTAGCGCCATTAGTAGATGTTGCTAACTCGGATAGGTACAGAGCCGTTTTGCCTCATGTAGGTACGCAAAGCCTCGACCACGGCGTTAGGGTCGCCACCATTCACATTAATAGTGACCGAGGAACCCATGCCCGCGCCGCCCTTAGACAAAGGCACCACTGCCTCTGGTCCGGACTCCCCGATAAGCGCCAGGGTGGGGCGCGAAACGATGCCGCCGTCTGCCAGCTGGGGAATGTTCGGCACCTCAAAACCTTTGCCGCCGATACCAGGCACCCAGGAAGGAATACTAAAAGACAGTTTGCCTACGGTGCCGTTCCACAGTGCCGCGATCGCATTGAAAACAGTCTTAAAAACTGTGAGCATAACCTTGATACCAGGGATGGTTACCTCTGTTATCCAAAACTCGATAGCCCCAAAAACAGTGTCCACAACAGTCTTAAACGGCTCAAACTTTTTGTAGGCGACAACCAGCAAAGCACCCAGACCTACAACGGCGATAGCGATAAGGCTAAAAGGGTTAAGCGCCATGGCAGCATTAACGGCGACAATAGCCACAGCAATGGTGGCGATGGCTGCACCGATAGCCAGAATAATGGTGGGGTGTTCTGAGGCCCACGTGCCGAACTGAGTCAGGTATGGAAGCACAGCCTCTACAGCTGGTAGCAGAGCCGCGCCTATGCTTTCCTTAGTCTCGCTCAGCGCCACGCTAAGGCGCTTAAATTGTCCTTGGGCAGTGTTAGCTGCTTCGGATGCTGCACCGCCTGTGGTGGTCGCCATGAGAGCCATGACTTCCTCGAATCCTGCCCCGTCTTTAATCATTTGGCGGTACTCAGGCGCAAGCTTTGCCAAGGCCGTAAGGTTCCCGCCGTACGCCTTTTCCAATGTTTTGGTGACACTTTCAAGCGGAATACCCTTGGCGGCGCTTATGTCCATGGCAATGGCTGCAAGCTTCTGGGCTTCGGTGATATCGCCTGTGGCTCTGGCGAGACCGGCAAGGGCTGGCCTCAGAGCGTCATCAGTGACACCGAGTAACTTACCTTGCGTACTTATCCAATCTTCATTGGCTTTAATTTGGGCATCTGTTGCACCGGTACTAACTGTGAGCTGGCGCGCCAATTCAGTCTGGGCCGCGGCATCTTCCATGGCACCCTTAGTGGCATCGAATAGACCAGCTGCTAAAGCGGCAACCGCAAGACCTGCAGGCACAGCTGCTTTCTTTAATGCAAACTGGGCTTTTTCGCCTGAGGTCTTTAGATCCTTAAAACCCTTTTCAGCGTCCTTGATTCCCTTGTTATTTAGTTGGGTGACAATCGGAATATATACAGCCATTACGCCCTCAGTGCTTCGTTAGCGTCTGCCACGACTTCGTCAATAGCTGCCATGATGTCAGCGGTACCTTGTTCGTAGATGAACTTGCGCGAGCGCCAAAGGCCGCGCTGGGGCTTACCGAAAACATTAGTAAGCAATTTAGAAAACTGTTCAGTATCGCCAGCAGAGCCAGCCATCGAAAACAAACTAGCGCCAGCGTTTTTTTGCACCAGGGTGACCAGTGGGGTGATGCCGATACGGGCGCGACCACCTACGACTACTTGGATACCTTTATCCACTTTAGATTTCTCGTATGCCAAACGGCCTTTGCCAGACTTAGACGGTGCCATGCCTTTAATCATGGATACGCCAATTTCTGCTGGGTAGTCCTTTTTCACGTGGTCTACCATCGTGGAACCGCTGGCCTTAATTTTGTTGGTGGCCTTAAAACGGGACTTGCTATCAAGTTTGCCCAGAGTGTTAAGCGCTTCGCGTAAACCTGTGATCTCTACTGTGGTATCTACGGGCATTACTTACGGCTTTCGTTAATTAACTTAATGACTGTCGAGAGGTCTTGCACATCGAACTCTAGCCCATGAGGCCAGAAACCAGTGGCAACTAGGACACCCGCTAAGGCGTGTCGGTAGGTGCCACTTGGGTAGGGTTTTCGGGTTCCTCTGAGATTACTTCAATGGCCTCTAGGCGCTTAATGAACTCATCGAAAAGTACCGGCACTGTGATGCCCGCAAGCTTGCAGGACTCATACGCCCAGAAGGCCATATCTTCAATGCCGATACCTTTGCTCATGTCTGAGGCGTGGCGCTTATATTTTCTTTCCCAGAGCGTGATAACCCAGAGATTGGTGGTTACCTCAAATGGGCCTTCGCCCAGGTCTATGGATAGTTTTACCTTCATGTCGGGTGGTTCCTTTGTTAGACGATTGCTGAGCTGTAAACGCCACCAAGGAAAGTTACCGAGATGGTGCTGAGCTCTCCCATTTTGTAGACGGGCGACAGTTCTTCGAGGTAGCACCCTGTGAGTGTTTCAAGCACGTTGGTGGCACTGGTAGCACCCACAGCTGCTTTCCACGTAATCGTGGTGGTGGTACCAATAAGGCTTTTAAGCGTGGCGTATGTTTCGCTAGCTGCTTCCGACCAGTACATTTCTGCACTCACTTCATTATCGTAAAGACCTGCCACGAACTTGGTGGAAGAATCCCCGAAGGCGGTAGCGGCAAGGGCTGTGGCTTTAATCTTCGGGCTGAGGCTCGTGGTCTGGTCGCTGACGTCCACAGCGTTAATGGTGAAAACTGGGTTAGAAAGAAGGGTGCTAGTAGCCATGGGGTTTATCCTTTAGATGTCTTGGTAGTAGTTTTAGCAGGTTTTTGGTCTGCTTTGTCGGATTTAATAAAGCCACCGTCAAGCAATGCCGAAACATTAACGCCTTCTGCTGGCTCAAACTTGGTGCCTGGTGTACCCAGACGCGGGCTAATAATTGTGTACATAACTAATGATCCTGTGCCTGTATTGCTATAAACAAATCATAGCAAGGGTAGTCAGCGCCACCGACAGCAAAGGTAGAAGGCGCGGCGCGCATCACAATGACACCGCTACCCAAAACCTTGGCAGTGATGGAAAGCAGCTGGCGAAGTACCGGCAGACCTACAGGGCCTGAGCCAAGAATCTTGACAGGGAAAGACAGCTTCACGATGTTGCCATTACCGCCCCAAGCCTCGAAGGATGGCGCGTCAATGAAACAACAGTTAGGCACAATCTTTGTGGCGTCAGTAATAACCCTGAGACCTGTGACATCACCAAGGAAGTCAGCCAGGTCGTCTAGGCCTTCATTGAGTAGGTCTGTGTATGCCACTAGGCAACCTGTGGGCGGCTGATACCTAGCAGCTGCTTAATCATTGGGGTCATGGCTGAAACACTGGCGGTACCCATGCCATCGAACGTGGCGAAAGTCTCCTGTACAGAGCCTCTAGCGCGCCACAAGGCCGCGCAATACATAAGCGTGCCTAGAGTGCAGTCGCCGCCAGGAGAGACCGTTAGAGAGTCGCCCGTATAGCCAGATTCCTGACGCCTACGCCAGCAGAAAGCGTTACCCGCTGACGCTGCCTGTGTAAGTAGTGTGTAATCGTCCGAAGGGTTATCTATAACAATCCCTAGGTAAGTCATTACTTGTGCCGCTGTCACCCAGGTGCAAACTTGCGTATAGGTAACAGTGCCGGTAGCTGCCACGCGCTGCACATCAGGCGTGACCGTCTGAAACATCACTTGGTTAGCTAGGGGGACATTGGCATCGAAAAGAAGGTTGCCCTCAGAGTCAGTACCCAGGTACAGGTATTGCGGCAGGGCGTAAACAGTAAAAGTACCGTTTAGCCCTGTCGCGACACTGGCGACCGTGATGGATTGACCCACCTCGATTTCGTTGTCTGTAAGTGTTTCAAGTACGCCGTAGTTATCTACAACTTGCTTGAAAGTTACTTGGTATGTAGCCATGGCGGCTAGCCGCCTTTCGGATTAGGCCTGGGTAATCTTTTGGATCATGTTGCTGTTAGCAGCGAAGAAACCAGCGTATCCGTAGACCGAAACCAAACGGCCGAGGCTCGAAGGCTCTTCGACTGAAAGAACACCGCGGTTTTCCACGTATGCCTCTACAGCGCGCTTAGCGAAGATGAGCATGGTCTTGGCGGCAAACTTGTTATCGACAACGATATCCAAGCCCAGTGGGTTGGAACCCTGCCAGGTTGATGCACTGCCAGCGCCGAGGGTGTTGTAGCCGTTGAGGCCGCCACCTGTGTAGCCGAAGATTGGGCGGCCTGTGGTGTCCACAAGCTGCATCATCAAGCCCCATGTGGCTGGGTCTACGGCGATTGTGTCAGGCAAGAAGTTAGTAGCCGAAGAGGTAACTACCGCTGCATCGTAGATTGACTTCATAAGGTCTGTAACTGACAAGTCCCAAACACCTGCAGAAGTTGCAGCCGCGAGGGTGCTATCCGCGATGAAGTTGTCCACTGCAGACAGGTATTGTCCGGCGAGGTCTGTGAGTACAACCTGCAAAGCGGCGGGATCGCTGAAGTCGATTACCTGGTAGGACAAGTTAGCCGAACCTGCAAAAGTTTTCTTGGTAACCGTATTTGCGGCAATAACTGCAGTGGTAGCGGATACTGCTGTCAGCTCTGTTGTCTGTTCTGACACGGTTGGGTGGGTCGTCCATGTTGGGCGTGTGAATGTGTTGCCCTTGCCGCCGCCTGGCATAGCGCGAGCGCCCACGTGATTGAGCATCGGCGCGATGTAGTTGATATCCGCAAAAACTGGGCCGAGCAAGGTGACTGGTACGATGCCTGTGACATTCGAGAGAACTTCATCACCAGCGGCAGCTTTGAGGCTGCTCTTGTGGTATGCGCGGTAATCGTTCCATACGCGGTTTGCGTTAGCGGCAATTTCGCCACCTTGAAACTGTGCTGACATAAACTCTGCAGCAGATGGAAGGCGAGGCTCACGAGCTACGCCAGCGAAGATTGGGCTAGTAGGGATTTCTTCTGGCTTTGCAGCTTCGATGATTGGGTCTGACACTGGTAACTCCTGTGGGTCTGTTTCTTCTGGCTCATCGGGTGCCGCTTCTGTAGTATCGCTCATTTCCTCATCAGATGTGGGGATGCTCGCGAATACTTCACTAATGGTAGCACCAGTAAATGCTGGGATGGGTACCAAACTAAGTTCTAACCAATCAGCCTGGGTCACGATCAGTGTGCCATCGGATGCCTTGTGACTGGTTACCACGTTCACACCAACACTAACTGAATCGAGAACGCCAGCTGCCGCTAAGGTCAGCGCTTCCGTACCGGCAATGGTCTGAGCTATGGTTGCCTCGAAAAGCATCCCAGCAGGCGTATTTTCTCTACGGCTTACAAGACCTACAGGCTGGGCCGAATCGTGGTACATAAACATCTTAGGGGCTTTACCGTCTACCGGTAGTGAACCCTCAGCGAACTGAACTTTCGTGCCATCGCTCACAGTGGATGTGACGCCATAAGGCACCGCAATTCCACTAATCAAGCGGGTGGGTTCGTCTGAGGCGGCGGCTTCAATGTCGATAGCAAAGCCTGTGGATAGATTAAGTTTCATTCTGCTATTGCTTCCTGGGTGTTTTCTTCGGGCTGGTTTTGAGGCTGGCCCATGGGTTGTGGCTTATCCATTGTGTCGGCTATTTCGTTTTCGATTAGGAAGTCATCCGTATCGAAAGTGACATAGGTCCCGCGTGGCAAAACATTATTCATAGACAGGGTGGCAGCGATGCACTGGGCAAAAGCCTGAACCCCGAAGATGAATAGATCCGCGCGAGCTTGTTCAGAGGACTGGTACGAATATGCACCGGTACTTACACCGACCAAGTACGGCGGCACAGAGCAGAGCCTGGCAGCTTCAAGTGCTGAATAGTTAGCAGACTCGATAAGTAGCATTTTGTCTGGGCTTGCTGTAGTTGCTTCATAGCTGAGAAACTCATTAAGCGCGGCAGTCTGGTTAGTAGATCGTGCGCTATTGAATTGGGCGGCAAGGTCTGCCAGTTCCTGACCTGACAACGGCTCGCCACCTGTCTGCTTCAAGATGCCAGCTGGGATAGCTGACGAGGCATTGCGCGCCCTTGCATCTTCAATCTTTAACGCTGTCGCGATGGTCTGCTGACCGTTGTACACGATGCCTTCAATAGGGGAAAGGAACTGCACGACATCATTGGAGTCGAGGTATTCACCGGCAAAAAAGATTTGTTTTGACGGGCCGAACGGGATACTACCTGGCACATCAGGAGTAGTCACAGAGCCTGCAGGGATACGAGTAAAGGCGCTAGGAAAACCATCTTGGGTTCTAGCGGATACGAACCAGTACGCTTTTCCGTAGTGGAAAAGGTCGTCAAATGTCCACGCCATAAGAAACGGATAAGTAACAGTGGGGTCTGGCTGGCGTAGCCACGAGCGTGGGGCCAGTGGTACTTCTTCCATTTCTCCCTCTTCTTCGTTCCACTTTTCGGCGTACATTTTAAGAGGCATAGAAGAAATGACGCCAGCGATCAGGTCACGCGCCCTCGATATTGTCGCCACTTGCATGGCCTTAGCGCGGGCTTCGCCTTGCTGGTATGCCCAGAAGTCACCGATCATGTTTGACCCGCCGTAGCCCACTGCTGCCGATACGTCAGGCGCTGGGGAGATAGCGGCCTTGGTTACTTTTTTCTCGAATAAAGCCATGGTGGAAGTATGCCACTTTCTTGGGTAGTGGTGTGGTATTGCCTCGCCTGTCCCGACAACAGGCAAGACAACACCGCCGTTAGTTTAACCATTAACGATAACCATCATGGGTTTACCAGCGACTTTAGGACGAGACGCCAAGGCAGAGGCCCAGATGGTGCAACGGGCTAGCTCGATAGGCCCAGGCGAACGCTTCGATGATAGAGCCAGATTATTCTGCTGGTAGATGGCAACGGCGCGGCCCATATGTTCGGCTAGGTTTTGTTCCCCCTGGTGCACCAGTTTGCCCTCGTTAATTTGAGCGCGCACAAGAGACGTATATCTAAGCAGTTCGCCGTATCCGACAACCTTGGAACGGCGCGCCAGCTGTAGCGGTATGTGATGCTCTAGCGCTGGGGTCACAGCCAGCTGCAGTAGCGGGTGATCGTTACAGGCTTCGACCATTTGAGCCTGGCACTCAGCCAAAGACTGCACCACAAAAGTGACCGACACATGAACCACACCCACATCGTCTACCGCTGCCCTAACCCCCACATAGCGCGACCCGTCAAGACTGCTATCCACAGCTAGCCAGCCATTTTGAGGCCCAGGGATATCAGATAGGCAAGCTTCCCATTGACCTGGCTGCAGCCAGCAGGCGTCCGCGTTCACAAACTGATTAAGCGACCCGCGTAGAAAGGATGACCGGTCAGGATGCTCAGCGTCTATCAACATTGACGACAGGTCGAGAGTTTGACCCAGAGAAGGATTAGCCCACGCCCACCAGTTGGTGTCCCCCATGACATCAACCCCAGGCGGCGGGCTGTACTCAGCAAAATAGAAAGCACCCTGGCGCTGCTCACCAATAAGCGACAGGCCCAGCTCTCGATATCGAAGCATGGCTATTGAAGCCTCAGTGCCGGCGGTCGAAGTCATAAACATCATGGGAGACCCACCCGCGCTTTTCACGTTTCGCGCTTTCATCGTGGGGCGCAAAGAATGAGCTAGCACGCCATCATCCACATCGTAAATCTCATCAACCCAGATCAGGTCTGCAGATAAACCCATACCCGCCGATGGTGTAGCCGCTTTAACAAACCAGCGCGACCCGTCAGGCATCACCAATTCCATACGCCCATAGCCCCACTTCGGCTTAGCGCCAAAATAGGTTTCGAGAATAGGTGCAAGGAACTGGTACTGCAAGTTAGCTAAGGGAAGTTCGTGTGCCGAACTAATAACGGTCTGAGGCTTACCGCGTAACGCCGCAATAGAAGTAAGCCACGTGCCCAGAATCGCCTGGCCAAGTACGGTTTTTCCATTTTGTCTTGCCACCGATAAAAGACCGGAACGATTAACCAAGTCCCCAGAAGCATCAGACTCTAGTAAACCCATAGCACAATGCACCTGCCAATCCATCAGCTCGATACCCATATACTTGCGGGCGAACTCAACTACCAAAGGCCCATACACAGAATCCCCTGTGCGGACAGTTTCCAATCTGGGCAACACCCGCCCGAGCATGTTGTGATCTGGCTGGTTCTCGCCAGTTCCCGCCAGTTCAGCCTTCGGCGTTATCTTGCCC